TCTAACATATATGTGGAGATCGGAGATTACTTAGGTCAATACTATGATGCTTATTTTAAATGCTTGGCTGTACTTGAAGAAGAGGAACGACGTAGCAAGACTGAAGTATATTCCGGAGATGCAAGCTTAGCTAAACGTGCCCTACAACGTGTTCTAATGAAAAAACAATTAGAACAAATGGGTAAAGAACTTCGTGAATTAATGATATATCAAAGTCCTCCGGAACTGGGCGCATTGTATACTGAAGTTGAATCAATGACTAAAGAGTTGGGCGCTCAACAAAAAACTCTTATTGCTAAGCAAATGCAACAAGAGGCAATTAAAGCAAAGCAACGTAAACAACGAATGGCAAAGTATCAATTTGAACTTGCTGTAGGTATAGCTATGCTTATTATGATGTTAGTTATGGGCGGTGTGTTTATGTACATTGCATACGATGCACAAACACGCTGGGGTAACTACATTAATCGCCCAAACAATTTTCGAAATCAAGAAGAAGCTATACGCAAACAAGAATGGTTTGAGCGCCAAAAGAAACTACAAGATTATGAGGAATTTCTAATAAGAAAAGAAAAGGAAAATGAAACCAGAAACTGAAACCTTATTACTTATGATAGGTTCACTACTTGGATTTTTATTATTACTAATTATTCTCATACTATTAAGAGACTATTTACTTGCAATTCTTTTTATATTTTTATTCATAACAAATTTTGCTATAGTAATATACTATGGTTATATAGAACTATTGTCTTCGATAAAACAAAAACGAAAACAGGAAGAAGAAATAGCACATTTGTTTGGAAATGATCCTGAAAAAATTCGATTTTATAAAGGCTTTAAAAAATTTTTCGATGGGGATGTGAATGCAGCTGGATTAAAGCGTTGGCTAGAAACTCACCAAATAAAACCTAAGAAATAAAATGTCAAAATCTTTTTTAGATAAAATCAGAGAACAAGCAGAAGAGGTTGCAAGTATGGGATTTTTTCTTTTTGCAGTAACTCTCCTAATAGCAATCGCAATGATTGTACTAGGAGGAGTCTACTTATTAACGAGAAGGTGAATTTCCCGTTACGATTTGAATCCCTGATCCGAAGATTGAATTGTATTGATTCAATACATCGTCTGCTAATTCTGCATTCCAAACTATAGATTTTTTATAAATCTCTATACTATGGTCTGCAGTATATGCAGCATAGGGAATCAAAGCCATCGAGTGTTGATCGGGTGTTGATTTAGAAGAAACCAACATAACAGCACACGGTTTGTCAACCGTAATTCTGTCATCATGTGGACCCGATGGCTTCATATCACCAATCACTTCCTCGCCTGTGACGAGTTTAATTACTTTAATTGTCATTACATATCCTTAATTTAAATATAGTATATTTGTTTATTCATTTTTGAATTGTATTCTAAAGTTAATCTTTCTACATCACCAGTGTTAGTAGGGTTACGGGCAACAATATATTCTTCTAAATCAGAACCGTAACTTTTTTTGAAGACTGCGGAAAGTAATTGCTTGATATGATTTAACATCACATATCCCTTTGTAAAGGATCTTCTGTTAGCAATTGAGCTTTACCTCTTTTAGAACTTGTGGATTTATCTTCTGGGACATCTTTAACCTCAATTTTCTTAGGTTTCTTATGTTCTGGAATTATGCGTTCCAAGAAGATCTTTAGCATGCCATTTAACATAGCTGCATCTTTTACTTCAACAGTATCATCTAAAGCAAATGCACGAGTAAAGTTTCTTCCTGCAATACCTTTAAATAAAAATGTATCAGCATCATCTGTGCTTTGAACATTACCTTTAACTATCATTTTACCATCTGCCAATTCAATTTCAATGTCTTGCTTAGCAAAGCCAGCGACAGCCAGTTCAATAACATAAGTGTTATCGCCGGTTTTCTTGATATTGTATGGAGGATAGTTGGGAATGTTTTTTGTCAGGTCATCATGCATTTTAGCAATGCGACTGAATTGATCGTCAAAGCCGATAAAGAATTTATCGAAGTCCTTGAAACCTGGACCGAATACAGATAAGTGTGTCATATTATATCTCCTTACTTAGTTTTAAATGCTTGTGTTGCATCAAAAGTCATAGCAGATAAACCTACTGTTGTGAAAAAATCTACAGTAGTTTTTGCAACGGTCTTAGCAAATGTTTGCTGAGCATCGATATAAGTTTGGAGTTGCGATTTGATTTCTTCGTTTTTGACATACGTCTCAACAAATTTTGTTTTGATACCAGAAATGGTATCGATTGATGTGTTAATGTTTTCTAACATTCTATTCTCCTATTAAGCGAGTTAAAAATACTACCCTTTCGGCGTAGTCTAAAATGACGGTTTTATTGGGATCCGTCAACCCTCATCCATCCCATCCCTGGGATAAAATTATTTATTACTATTGTTTAATTTTTTCTTACCAATGTTATACTTTGTTTCCAATTTCCAATCATCTTTCTCTTTGTGAGAAATGACTTTAATCTGGGACAAAGGAGCATAGTCCACAAAATGCTCAGCATCATTAATTTTAATTAAACCCCAATCCACTAGTAACTTTGCGATTGTGTTTCTTCGTTGTAAATCATTTTCTGATAGATCAGCTGTTTTTCCATCTAAAGCAAAAAGCTCTTTAAAATGCACAATAAAATATCTACCCTGTTTGTGTAGAATGTGACATGATTGATATAGAGTTTTGTCCTTCCTAGAAGCGACGCCTATACGTGTTAGAGTTTCTCTTACTTTTAAAAAATCGTCTGGTTCAGATAGTACTACTTCCAAAGGGCGATACCCCGGAAAATTGATGTGTATGATGTCAGTACTCATTCTTGCCACCTTTTGTTATTCTTCTTTTCATTTCATCAATAATCGAATCGTTTAGAAGTGGGAGTACTTGTTTGGCTTTTTCTGTGCTGTAACCATAGTATTCTTTTATGACTTCCAAATCATCGATTTTCTCAGCCTTTATCCATTTATTAAATCTTTTCTTAGGCCTAATGATATTTATTAAAAAATGAAATTGAAGAATTTTGTCCAGGTGGGGACGAGAATTCATTTCGTTTGCGGGTATTACTGTATCGTGACCATAGGATAATCCCTTATTAATGATAAAGGGGTTATACTGTTTCTCCGACCAATCGTCAACTATCAGATTATCTTTACTATAATGAATAGCATTTATGAAATCAAACGGTGTTATTGCTGGAGCTTTATATAGTTCAATCTCAGGTTTTACTACGGGTTCTCCGAATAAGCTCATACCACCATCCTTAGCAAACCGATAGAATCAATTGTTACTAGGAGCATATAGTTAGCAAGCATTCCAAAGCTTTTCCGAGTCCAAGCAGCCCAAGCGTACATAGCACAACCCACAATCCATATAGGATAGAGAACAAGTAGGGGTGGATTTGGTACTGTGGATGCCATCGTAATAGCACACCCGATAGATATAGCCCAAGCAAACAGTTCAATAGAAAAACGAAAGCGATTACTATACCAATCATTGCGAATCCAATCGAAGGTAGGTTTAAATAAATTAATCATTTAAATTCTACCGCTGCCATAATCTCAGTCAAGCAAGCTACTAGATTAATTTCTTGATCTGCGCAGAATGCTGCCTTGTACTGATAATCAGCAAGCAGAAGAACTAATTGAGGAACCTGTTGGACATGATCTGTTAATGTGTCATATAATTTTCTAAAGATTGTGCCAGGGTCATTATCAAGATTATTGACAACCCATGTTCGCATCTTCTTCCAATCGCCATCTTTAAGCGATGCAATTAATTCCTGCATATTGGATTCGTTGAGACTTACAAAGATACCCTCATCAATTCTACCTGATGCTGCATACCTTTGTAGCTCATTCAACACTCGGCGATAATCAGGAAAATGTTTTTCAATTACCTTAGCAATAACTTTACCATCTGCTTCTATCTTTTCAATAGACATAATTTCAGTTACACGCTTAAAGAATGCAGATGCAATCTTTGGCTTCTCTGCTTTAGGAAGTTTGAATTCAATAACCGCAGTTCTAGAATGAAGCGGAGGAATGATTCTATTCTTGAAGTTACAAGTTAATATAAAACGACAATTTGCTGAGAACTCTTCTATGAATGCTCTCAATGCAGGTTGTGTAGAATTAGGATTCAAATAATCTGCCTCGTCTAAAATAACAACCTTTGGCTTACCACTGAATGATACAGTAGATGCAAACTGTTTAATCTTAGTACGAAGAACATCAATACCTGATTCTTCCGAACCGTTAATGATAATATAATCTGTTTCTAACTCTTCACATAATGCTCGGGCAACTGTAGTCTTGCCCATACCTGCGCCACCGCAAAGTAGCATATTTTGAATCTCACCTTTAGCTACCATCTCTTGAAAGATGGACTTTTGATCTGCAGGTAAAATACAATCTTCTAGTTTGCGTGGCCGATACTTCTCAACCCACAAAAACTCATTCTCACGATAATCCATAATAACCTCATAATATAATAAATCAATTTCAGGGAAGTACTACTTCAGGAATTTCTTGAAGAACTTTAATACGACTTTCTAATACACCGATTGCTGTATTGTAATGCCCTGTGCCTTCTGCCGAAGGATCATAATAATATTTTTTAAGTGTTTCTACTTCTAGTTGAAGTACTGCGATATGTTCTTTTCTTGTTATCATATTACACCACCGAATCAGGTTCCATTGCGATAAAATATTCCAAAGCTTTTGTAGCATGCTTAAAGTGGAATGCTTTCTTTTTAGATATTGTTACTGCATACGCATCGGGAACAATTTTAAAGTTTTCTACTGCCATGTGACAATCGAAACTATGTTCGCTCTTACCGATAATTTTCTTATAGGTATTTGCAGTATCATTTTTCTTATCACCGATAGTCAAAGTAACATCGTCACCTTTACCGGAAATTGTGATAGTAGGTGCACCTGTAATTGCAGCTGCTTTAATAATCATACCAACATCTTCGGATGTTAGATTAAACTGATAATGATTATCTACTTCAATACTTTTGTCCGGAGCTGCTACAATAACTGTAGGGCTAGAATAAAAATATTCAAACTTACCATTATCTTTTGATATAGTCAAACTCTTTTCACCGAATTCAACATTCTGATTCTCCATCAATGTTAGCAAAGCCAACAAAGAATTTAAATCATATACTGCGACTTCTGTTGGGAAGTCTTCTGCAACATCCGCTTTCGCAAAAATGTTCTTGGCAGTACTAATTGTGGACAATGTCTTGCCCTTGCGAATCAAAATGTTACTATTGATCGCAGCAAAGTTCTTTAGAACTTGGATCGTTTCATTACTAAATTGCATTATTTAATCTCCTTGGTTTCAATATCATGCACGTATAACAGCATCATAGCATAGTGTAACACCTTTAGTACGTCTTGTCTATTCCTTCCGGCTTTCTTTCCGTATCTTTGGGCATACTTAATTATATTCCCAACCGTAAAGCCAACGCCGTGA